CCTGCTCGCACTCACGCAGCGGTTCCACGGCCCAGTCGGGCGGCTCGGCCAGCGGTTCGGGCGTGGTGGTGACAGCTTGATCGTACGGACGAGCGGGGCGTGGCCGACGCGACTCCTGCGCCGGATCACGGCGCCGACGGCGATTGCCCCCCATCAAGACGGCCATGCGAAGAAAAACAGCCCGATTCGACGTGTTGCGCGGGCCCCTTCACAGGCGTCGCACAGTACCTATCAAGATACGAGCGCGGTTTACGGCCAATGCACCCTGCACACTTCGTTTGCACGCGAACGGTCCCCTATTCCGTCCACACAAGCACCGTTCGCAGGCGATACATCTGTGGACCGGTCTTTTCCTTCGGGATCTCAACTCGGAGGTAAGGGTCGCCGAATGTCACGAGCCGACCAAATACAGTGTGCACAACCGCCGTTCGCTTGCCCGTGAGGGGATGAAAGATCTGCACGATCGGCTGGGCTGGCTGCCGGTGCGTCGGCAGCTCATCGCTGTCGATTGAACACCGCACGGCGTACTTCGGCACGTCCATCGTGTCGCAGATCCACTGTTGGACGGCCTTCTCGGTGCGCGTGTCGTTCCAGCCGGCGGGCCAGTCGTAGGCCATTGACTACACCTCCATATCGCTATCCTCAATCAGGTCGGCGAACTGCCGGAGGCCATCTGCGATTTCTGTCGGTTCCATTCCGCGTCGGAGGTGCAGGTGAAACCGCTCCTCGGTCGTCTGCAGGACGAAGATGTCATCCCCGCGTTGTGTGCCCGGCAGGTCATGTCCACTCATGTTCTTGGCCATGTCGGCATCAACGACGGCGGCTCGTTCGAACATTGCCATGGGGGTGCTAGTCAGTTGAAACGTGCCATCGAAGGTTTGGGGGTTGATGCCTCCCGATCGCGCTCAATCTTTTTCGGCGGGTCCATGTGTTGCAGGCCCAGCCACACGGCCCCGGCCCGCGAAATGACGAGGTCGTCGTGTTGTCCCTCCTTCGCCCCGAGGCGGCCGTTGTCCTTCACCTCGTAGTAGTCCATCTCGTCGCAGGCCAGATCGGAACGCTCCACGTACGCCTCGTCCCGTAGCGCCGCATTCAGGGCGTCCATGATCATCGACTTCGACTCCCGGCTCGTGTGAAAACCGAATTTTCTGTATGTCTCGTCTTTCTTCTTATCTCGCTCAACCGTGTGAAATAAATTCCGCTCGTACACCTCCCGGATCTGATCCAGGACGGTCAGGCTGTGCTCGCTGTCCGGCTCAATCGTGTCGTCCCGCTTCCGGTTGAGGCTGTTCTTCTCGATTGCCAGGAGCGCCCCATCGTACCAGGCGCACAACTGCACGGCGTACCACGCCGCCAGGTCCTGGTCCATGTGACCGCGGTACTGGGCCACTACCTCCGGCTCCGCCCCCCACAGCATCGGCGCCCGGTCGATGACGGTCACCACGTGGTAGTCCCCCCCCTTCCAGCGGGCACCGATGTCCATGAACGCGCAGTAGCGTCCTCGCACCCGGTAGCGCACTAGGTCCAGGAGGCCACCGTAGTCGTCCCCCGGCCGGCGCCAGACCTTGATGTCGCCCTGGTCGTGCGGCTCAAAGGACAAATCCTCCAGCGCGTTTTCCCCTTTTCGCCCCAGCGCCTGCATCCGACCGCGTTCCGGTGCCGGCTTGCACGTCGTGCGGGCGTTCTCCACATAGTTCGGAGAAAAGACGCGGCGGCCGGTGCTCTGAAACGCCTCCGAGGCCGTTGTCGGGTACTCGGCCTTCATGCGCCACTCAGCCGAATGGCTGGGCATATTCCCCTTGCGGTACCGGTACCACCGAATGCCCTCGATCGTCGCCCCCTGCTGCCACAGCCACCACTCGTACTCATCCCACGAACGCACGAAATCGGTCACCTCGTCCTGCGGCACGTCCATCGTGTAGTCCTCAATCTCGTGCCAGCCGACGAAAAAGTTCGAGTAGGGCGAGTCGCCCCGCTCAGCGCTCAGGCACTCGCGGTGAAAGTAGTTGCCCACACCCTTCGCCGTCGACTCGCGGACGCAGAGCGTGTACGACCCGTCCACCAAGCCGCCCTCCAGGCTCTGCGCCAGGTCCTCCGCGTTCTGGTGGGCCGTCGACTTCCAGAAACCCACCTCCGAGAGGTGCAGCATGTGGTACGTGTACGACCGCACGGCGTCCGGATTTCGGGTTGAGGCAACACCCAGGGTGGCCTCCCGCTCCGGAATTCGCTTCACGCGACTCATGCCCTGGTACGGGTCGAATGTAATCGTCCCGAACTGCGGCGGGTAGAAGCGACGAAGCGTGTCGTACATTCCGCGAATGTGGAGGGACTGGCCCTGCGTATCGGCCACGATCGCGACGTTCCACCCTCTCCGCCGCAACTGCTGCACCCAGGCCATGAAGAGCTGTACGAGGGTCGACCCGCCCCACTGCCGCGCCTTCACGAGATTCCAGCGCACCGGCTGCCCGGCAAAGAAGTCTTCCAGGAGCACTTTCAGAAAGCGCCGCTGCGGCGGCCGGAGGACGAAGGGCTGGAAGACATCCTGCTCGTCTTCCTCGTAGCTTACGGCCGCGCCCCAATCCCCAGTACGCAGGTCGCCGCTTTCCCGATCTTCCTCCTGGTCGCCCCGCTTCACCTGGATCGTACACGCCGCCTCGAACCAGAACTCGGCGTCGTAAAAGGCTCGCGCCTGTAGAAACTCCCTATACAGCGCAGCAAGCTCGGCGCCCGTGAGGTTGTAGGCGTCCTGGCAGCGCTCAAACGTACCGGCCGTCCGGATCTTCTCGACGAGCTCGGTCTCGTGGAAGGGCTCGGGGACCTGGATCGGCTCAGCCTCGTCCGACATGCGGAGCGGCTCGCGGCTGCCGTAGCACCCAATGCCGCGCGCCGGGTCGTACTCGGCCGTCCAGCGGGTCCACCGCTCCTCGTTCTCCGCCACCATTCGCTCGATGCGCTCGGCCGGCACCTCCTCGGGGGCGGTCTCGGCGGCAGGTGCAGGCATGGGCCGGTGCTTGCGCGCGAACGCTGATTACAGGAAATACGAAAGGGCCCACAGGATGGCCGCCAGGGCCACGCCGATCGCCCGCCAGGGCCACACCGACACGTACCAGGGGCGGGGCGGAAGCCCATCCACAACGTTCCAATCCGTACCGGTAACGGGAAAGCGTAGCGAATGCACAGGTTTGGTCTGCCCGTCAATTCCAACGAGGAGCCGGTCCTCATGCTCGGGCAGCCCGTTTTTGTCGTTGAGTACGCGGTGAGCGAGACGTCGCGGAGAACTGGCATCGCCAGACTCCCAATCGCCCCCCTCCTCTGTCGTGTACTCAATCCGCATCGGTGCTCGTGTGCTATACAGTGGTTTTGGTAGTGGTAAATCGAACTGTCTCAAACATCGGCACCCGGTCGCAGATCAATATTGTGTCGACTACGCAGTTCCCACAGCCCTTTCCGACTGACTCCCAGCGTTTCGGCCGCTGCGGCGTACGTGTCGTGGGTACGGATGGCACGCCGGATTTGCCAGGCCTCGATCTCCTCCAGCGTGGCCGTAGCCGGCGGCAGCACGTCCCTCGCGTTGAGCTTGACCCAATCGTCGCCAGACAGCATGGCACTCAGTTCAGTGAGAAAGCCCGCTGGGCAAACATGATCGACTCTTCGTTCGGCCCCACCCGCCGCGACTCGATCGGAGACGGCCAACTGGCCAAAAGCGTCGGTGCGTCTTTCCCTTCGGCGTCGATGGACAACCCATCTAGCGCCGGGACCATGAACGACCCATCCGCCCGGTCGAGGTCAAGGTAAAGCGCCTCCAGCCCCTCGGCTACCAGGTTCTGACAGGCCTCCTGCGAGAGGTCGGCACGCATCTTTGCGTACTCCGCCCGCGGCAGCCACGCCACGCGCCACACCCACCGCACCGGCACCGTCTCCCCGATGGCCTGATAGCCGACGTGCGGCCCTACGTCAATCAATTCTCCCTCCGGCGGGCCGTCAATTTCGTATCGGGCGTGCATCGGCATCTCAGGCATGGAGGGGCTCGTTATCGAGTGAGAAAGTCAGGAACGTCCTCGGGGTCGCGATCCGGAGGCTCCGTGTCCGGCATTTTCCGCTTCACAAACCACTGCTGCTGCTCGCGCGGATCAGATGGAAAGCCCCACAGCAGCAGCCAGCAAAACATGAGGCGCCGCCAGAGCGGCAAATTTGCGGCTTCCTGCACGAACTGCCGGAAGTCGCGGCGGTGCTGGCGCCGCACGTACTGCCGCATCTTTTTGAGTAGGTCAGTCCGTCGTCCCATCAAACCGCTCGGCCGTGTTGCGAAAGATTGCTGCGAGCTGCGGGTCGAGGTCGAAGCGCTCCTCGATGTGATCGAGCGTTTCAACTGTATAATTGGCGCGTTTCTCATCCATCGATCAGAGCTGCACGTTCAAAATGTTGACGTTGAGCCCCATCTTCTCCGTCGCACTGGCCAAGTGGGACCGCGCCGCGGCCTGTGGATCGGCGTCCACGTCGTCGGTCATGGCGTACATCTTGTCCAGATGCTTCAGGGCCGACTGCGCGTCGTACATCTTCACCGAAGGGCGGCCGTTGCGGTCGTAGGAGAGCTCCTTGATCGCCCCGAGGGCGCCCCGCCGGCGGGCCTTCTCCAGATTCACGACAAACACTTCCACCCACACGCGGGCAAAGTGCATGCGGCCATTCTCCGTTTGCGCGCGAACGTCCTCCAGGGTGACCGCCGCCTCGTCGTCCTCCCCAGCGTCGTGGACATACCGGTGTAGGAGCTTCAGGTCCTCAGCCTCCTCGGCCGACAGGCGCTCAATGTCCCCGCCGCCCGCGCTCTGCATGAGGGCATCCACCAACTTCCACTCTTCGCCCGGCTGGTAGGCCACGTGCTGCGGCACTTCCACCAGGTCACCAATGTCCTCGACCGTCGCGGTGGCCTGCTGGCTGAGCTCGCGCCGCACCTGGGCCCGGTTCAGCGTCTCTGCGCGCACGAGCGCCCGGATCGCTCGCTTGATATGCGATTTCCTGATGAGCTGGTGTGCGTAGCTGTCGTCCGAGTAGCCGGCCAGGCGGGCCGCTTCCGCCGCGTTGCCCTGCGCCTCGCCCACGTAGTGCTCCACAAACCGGCGCTGCTTCAACGAGCGGCAATGATCGAGCGCTTCCTCTCGCGTCTGAAGCTGCTCCTCTTGCGACAGCGCATCGCCAGTTTCAATGACATTGGGCCTTTGAGCCATAGCAGGCCAAGGTTGTTACCGATTGTAACGGCACACCTACAGTATGGCCTGAGCCCCACTTGTGAAACGAAGTGTCCACGATGCATTTTTCCAGCCCGAATGCATCATGCGTCTTGGATGTGTCCGGTCGCTCCCATCCTACCTTCGTGAGTGCCCCTTCACTGCACACGCCCCACTGCTGCCTCACGGCGGCGGTGGGGCGTTTTTTTTTGACAACAGCAACACTATAGCAACCACCTGTACATAACGCCGAGTTACACCGCGCTTTCGCCAAGCCACTCTCCACGAAGCGAAAGAATCCGATCAATCGCCTGGATTTCGGAAATATTCCTGTATTTTGTCCAGGGCTCTTCCGTCATCAACGCTAGTGCTTCACCTGCACTGACCCCTCCTCGCTCTGCGAGCCTCTCTAGGCTTTGAGAGTGATTTCTTTGCGCCTGCTCTTCATTGAGACACCTCACCTCAATCATGAACGGCGTGTCCTTTATCGGCATTGGCGCGGTGTAACTCTTCGCTACAGGTGACGAACTGCGGGACCTGTGCTGCCTCTGGTTCCAAAATCCTACGGCCTCAGATTGCGTCTCAAAATTGCTGGTCCCGACACCGCATTGGCATTCCACACGAGCCAGCTTCGATCCCATCTCTCGCTCTGTTGGGCCATGTACGTCAGGGGTTTCTCCGCAAAATGGACACGGCAGCACTTGCTGTTTTTCAGTCGTTTCGGCTTCCATAGCTTGCATGTTGATTGTGAGCGGTTATTTCGTTCGCGCACCTGAGTTACGCCGATATGTGCTACCGTCGCTCCGCTCCTTCTACATCCATCTGGTCTGCGTAGTAGTCATTCGCTTGTTCGTACGCCTTCTGAAGTTCGGTGAACGCCTCCTGACTCCCACCCTGATCAGGGTGTACCTCTTTTGCTCGTTCCCGATAGGCATGCAACACGTCTTCGAGCGTATCGGTGTCCGGGTCGATCCCAAGGATCTGCCACCAGGCAGATCCTTCCGTCTCTCCCTTCGAAGGCAACTGGGCAAAGCCCTGGTACGCCCGCTCGGCCTCGTTTACGCCCCGCTTCGAAATGCGACGTAGATCCCGGAGTGTCGTAGTGACGGCCCGCATGTTGCCCTGCACCTTTCGATATCGATCGCAGGCAAAGACCTTCGGCGCTCCGTCGATTGTGAGATACACGGCAATCCCCGGATCGTCGGGTCGGCGGTTGTTGGCGTACGGCACCTGGCGGCCGCCCCGTTCAAAGGTCTCCAGGTTTGAGGAAATCACGATTGAGACCTCATCATCGGCCGTCTTCTCCGCCTCTTGCACAAGGTCGTCACGAATATCTCCTCCTGTCTTACCCTTTAGGTTGCCCGGCCAGCGAACTTGATCGTGCTCATCGGTTCGCTCATACTGGTTGGGCCAGTCAAGCGGATAGGCAGAGATGTCGTCAAAATTTTTCATGGTGCTAGTCAGAATCGCAGCTTGCAAAGTGACTTCGATAAATGGTTAGGTTCGCTTCGGCGGCCTGTTTGAGCTCGTGGGTTGTGAGCACCTTTCCGTTCCTTGTTACCCACCCGGTCGGCCGGTCCATCATCACCTCTCCAATCTCCTCGAGCACGTCCCGAGCCGCGATCGGCTCGTTATCGACCGGCATTTTCTTGCCAGTTGGCATCTCGATGAAGAAGATCGGAGCCCCACACCGGTGGCACAGGCGACGGCCGTCGTCGTCCCGGGGCGCTTTCTTCGTTGAGCTACCGCCCGGCAGCACGTCCGGCGCCCGGCCGTCGTCGCCCCACGTCCAGGCATTGTGGAGGATCGTGTCCCGCTTCTCCTCTCGGTACCGGCCCCGTTCCTCAGTGTGCTTGAGGCCGACATACCACGCCCCCCGACCGCGCTCCGTGCGCTTAGCGACGCCCTGGATGGTCCATTCCTCGCCGCTCGGGTCCTCCACGCGACGGCCTTCGTCGTGCTTCGTGAGTTTCTCTACGTAGGATCGGGTTTTGGGCATGGCTTACATGGGCACCTCGTCTTCTCGAGAAAGCTGCTCCTCGTCCTAATCGCCGTCGTCGCCCACAGCCTCTTGAAGGAGACGGTTGGCCCGGACACCGGCGAAGCGCTGCAGCCGGCGGCGGTTATCGTCTGCGATCTCTCGCAGATGGGCGGCGGCGTCGCCGTCCAGCTCGTCGGCGTGGGCACTCAGCTCGACGACGTTTTCGGCCAGCTTCGCACCCAACTCCTCCACGACGTCGTGCTTGAATACCTCCAGCCCGGCCTCCTTGAGGACGCTCTCGGCTGCGTCTCGTTTGATGCGGTTCTTCACAAGCCGCTTCTGCTCGGAGCGGTCCAACGGGCTCTCGTCGTAGAATTCGTTGGCGGCCAGCGTACGGCACTCTTCCTCTGGCAGCGGCGTGATCGAGAAGATCGCCTCCTGGGCAAAGTCGCGGGGATAGGTCTCTTTCTTCTCCCCGTCGGACTCTCCCGGCGGAAGAACGTCGACGCGGACGCCGGATAGACACGGGGAGGACCGTACCCGGCCGTAGAAAGTGTCGTGACCCATGATCTCGATCTTCGCCCAAGTGGGTTCGGGGTTGCCGTCACAAGTCGTGTTAGTTGTCGTGTTGTCTTCCATGGTTCGGTTGAGAAATCAGTAGAGTGAGAAAACGTGTTCGCGCGCGAACAATCGTCAAGTACTTACACGCCAGTCAAACAGCCCTAACGGCCCGGTCCTGCTCGATCCGCTCCTTGATGGCCCTCATCTCCTCCTGAAGCGCCCCGTCCATGTCCGCATACACTAGAGCGACGTTTGATTTGCCCGACCGCCGTCGTAGCACAGACCCGATGACGGTGTTGCGGTCCCCGTCTGAGAGCCAGTGAGCCACGAGCAAGGCCGAGAGAGGCACTGCGTCCAGCAGCCCGTCCAGGTCCTCCCGCTCCAGAAGAGCGCGAACCGTCTCCTCGTTGCATCCAACGTCGAGCGTGTCGGCGTCTTCCTTCATCGACGGATCCTCTCGGGCCGACTCCGGCGCCACGGCCTGCGGGTGCGTCGTGCCCACCTCCGGCTCCGGCGGTTCGGGCTCGTCCGTGGCGCTAGCACTGCCGTCGCCAGCGGTCCCGTCGTTCGTTCCGTAGGACGGCGTGTTGCCCAGGAGCTGCTCGACATCGCTGTGCAGCTCGGAGAGGCGATCCAACTCCGCTGACTCGGGCTCGTAGGTTTGGAGATAGTTCTGCCGGCGGCCGATATGGGATCGCACCTCCTTCAGACAACGAGAGCGATCCGGATCGCTCATGTCCATGGTTTGCTCGCAGAGATCCTCCAGTGCACCAGCCGGCGGCGGGGCCTCAGGATCGCAGACTTCGACATCGAGGCCGATGAGGTCAAAGTACTGCCGAGCGATGTCCTGAACGTGGTCGTAGTCATCCTCACGTTCGTGATCGATGAAGCCCGACCAGCCAGAAAAAAAGTTAATGACCTGATTGCAGGCACTCTCGATGAGATCCTCGCGATCAAGCTCGTCCGTCTCCTCATCATAGGCAGATCGCAACCAGAATTTTTGTGCCAGAAGCGCAATTCCCGAGGTATCTATCGATTCGACGTGCTCCCGGACCTGCGTCCGAACATGGTCCAGCATACGGTCGATGCGCTCCCGCTGCTTCTCGCGATGCTTCTCCTCCTCGGACTTCTCCTGCTCCTGCTGCACGAACCGGTCACGGCACTCACACCGGCTGCCCTCGCCGTGGTGGCAGACCCACCGCGCCGGTACCTCACCCTCGAAGAACGCCGTGTCCACCTCTTCGTCGGGTGTCATGAAGCGGTTATGGTTGCCGTCGTTGTAGAGCTTCAGGTTCTCGCACTCGGTCTCCAGCGCGTGAGCGACTGCGTCGTCGTCATGCTCGTGGCGTGACATTCGGGAATCATCGTCGAAGTTGCGATACTCGTCGTAGTCGAGACCGGCCACGAGCTGTACGTCCAGCGCCTGGGCGCCGACCAGGGCCGCATGGTCGCGCCAGATGCGGCGCTTTTTGTGCCGGCACTTCCGGCTGGGGCAGCGCAACTCGTCGTCATACTCATACGCGATCGGACACCCCTCACAAGTCGGGTATTTGATCCGGCCCTCGTCGACGTCCTCCATATCGACGCCCAAGGCCTGATGGGACACGAAGTTGAGATCCGCGTCGAACCGCTCGTCTGAGATCGGCGGATTACACGAGAGTGCATCCTGGACAGCACCCCTCACTTCTCCGGAATTTACGTCGGCCGGGTTCTCTTCCAGGGACTCCTGGACGTGGGAAAGACGATAGCCACTGATCGCTTCA